ACTCACAGATATATAATTCACAACCTAATATTGGCTTTATACCATGTTTTTTCATTTCTGTATAAAACTTAACACACCCAGCTATATTACCATGGTCTGTTAATGCACAAGCTCTTACTCCTATCTCTAAACAACGTTCAGCAATAGTCGATGGTTGAGAGAGTCCATCCAATAAAGAATAAGTAGAATGTAAATGTAGGGGGATATAGTTTACTGTCATGTTTTTAAACGCTGCCTGGAGCTTTGTAGTATCCTATACTATAACCCGGAACCTGATAGTGGTCAATCACCGCCTCTGGTCCTTTTATATCCATATCGTGCTTAACTTGTTCGCACTTGGTCATACATTGGTTTTTAGGTGTTATTTGATTATCTCTATATTCAACTATTGGTAACGCATGACTATTTTCGAATGTACTTTTTCCAAAATGACAAAACTTCGTACATTTCCAGCTTTTATTTAATTGGGGCTTATGTGTATTTTTAATAGTTTCAAATTTTTGTTTTAACATCATTTCTGTTTGATGTAAGTCTTTTTTATCAAAACAGATACTAAATGCTCCACCGTCATTTATAAAATAAATAGATACAATTACATGTTCAACTTCAGGGTATAAGTGCTGTATAGCATAATGATATATTCTTAGTTGAGCATCATTTTGTAATTTAGCTTGGGTTTTTTCTTCTCCGGTTGCCCAGTCAAGTCTCCGACCTGTTTTATAATCAACAATTTCTAATGTTTTGTCATTAACTCTGGTTATTAAGTCTATCGTACCCTTTATAGCTAACTTACCTTCCAAAATCCCGTCTTTTGTTTCATATTTATAACCTGCCCAAGGCTTATCTATCTCTATATCAAAATGTTGTTCAGGTTGAACTATGTCTTGATTTCTTGGATCAAACATTCCATTATTGTATTCTAATGCCTTGTATACCCAGTTATGACAATCTTTGTAATCTTTGGGCGTCCACGTATGATGTTTTTCAGCAGATGAATAGTGTTTATATACTTTTTCAATAATAGTATTAAGATTATAGTCTGTCACATTGATCGCGCCAATTATGTCATCCTCTATCGTGGTAGATTTATCCTGTGTGCCCTTTTTTATAACCGCAAGGATTTCCATCACCTTGTGTAAAACAGTGCCCTTAGCGGCTTTAAGACCGCTGGGACTTCTCATACCAAGTACGTACTCAAGCATGTACTGCATAGGACATAAACTGTGGGTTCCGTAACTAGAACTACGTATATATGTAACTATCATTAGTTTAAAATTCCATTTTGATATAAGAATTGTTCTATAAATTGATTTTTATCAGCTATATTGATGTTTTGATTATTAATAACTGTGCTGAATTTTGACCAATCGTAATTATTTGGATCCAAAGCCATTTCAGCATCAGACTTTGATTCAAATGGATCTTTAGTGATTCTAATAACAAATCCATTATTTTTTAATATGCTATTGACCTCATTGGGAAATCTACAATCAGCTATAATTGCGATATCTAAATTATCTCTTTGTATAGCTACTAAAGTAGCTTGGACCCAAACATCGTTTTTAATTTTACGAAAAATATTGGTACCAATAACCTCCATAACTTCTCTAGCGGTCATGGGACCAGTAATATTACCTAAATATCCTGGTATATTCTCCCATAAAATATCCGTTAAACTATTTTTATCGTCATCGCTACCGTAACACTGATCATATGTTAATCCTAGTATATTGATACATATGTCTTGTTTCAAAGGATCCGCAAAACTATAAACCTTATTTTTTAGACCCTTATTGTTTAATAGGTGCTGAACATACTCAGCACCAGTACTTTTACCAGATTGTTTTCTACCAGAAAAAGCTATTATTTTGGTCATTTAATACTTTCTATATAGTCGCTGATTTGTTCCTTGATCTCAACGGGTGTCATTTCTGCAACGTCAGCTTTGCTAATTTGGGGAATAAAGATACGATAAGTATTTTTACACTTCAAGCTTATTTGCTCGGCAGCTTTACGTCCAGCGTCGTCTTGATCAGTTAGTATTATAAGAGTCATAGCTCCTGAAGAATCCAAAATAATTTTTTGTCTATCGCTTAATGACGATCCGAACATTGCTACGCTATTATGAATTCCATTTTCTTCTAATCTCCATACATTACCTGGACTTTCAACAATAATCGCAATAGCCGATTGCTGTATAAAAGATTTGGCAAACCAAAAATTATATAGACAATTTTGGCTCTTAAAATTAGCGCTATGCTTCCATTTAGAGAATAACCACCTACTGTGTTCTGCTGGACAATCATGTTGATTGTTATGATAGGATGAACAAGTTTTACATTTTTCAAAAATACTTCTACCAGAACAACCTATCATATATTGGTAGTCATTATTGTATATGGGGGTTACAACCCTATTATACATCTCTTTATCTGGTTTAGAACATAAACCTATATCATATTTATCTAGTATTTCTGATGAATAGTTTCTATCTATATAATAGGATGCTGGTATAGCTAATGATCTCCTAATTTGCTCTCTAGAAGGTCTTGGTCCAACACTAGCATTATTAGGATTATTTGTCAAATAAGTTATAGCATTAGAAAAGAATTGTTTATCTTTTGCTGTTTTTGATACTTTGATACTATTAAAATCTTTATTTAGAAACTTAAGAGCAAAGTCAAGAGCCTCATCAAATGAGCAGGCTTTGTCTCCATCTTTAGTCCATCCGTATTTATTATGAGACAATATACCTCTTATAAAGCCTATAATCGAAGACTTAAATATTTGTTCACAATTATGAGTCCTACATTTCCAATTACCTCTATATCTCTCTCCTTCTGGATAAAGATTTACAGCAGATTTATTGTCACCTCCATGGATTGGGCAGGACATGCTGATCATTTTGGAATTATTTCGATAATCGATCTGAAAAGCATCTAATAAATCATAGATACTATCACACAAATCGTCACAAATAATTTTAAGTTTAGCCTGATCTTTAGTTAAACTGGATTTCTGATTCATTTTCACTTTGTTCATCAACAACGAAGCCATCTTGTTTACCACCCTTATTGTTAATAATTTCTAATCTAGTTCTGCCTTCTGTAATCTTAGCACACCAGCCCTTCATATAGCAATTGATATAATCATTATCGTCCAAGCCTCCCCCGTGTCTACTAATCAATGGTACTAATTTTCTATTACCATTTTCAGGACCATCTTCTGCTATTTCTTCTGGGGTCTTTCTTTTGAATATACTAAAGTTGCTACATAACCAAATAATTCTATCAGAACCGCTAGCGGCATCTGTGCTTTCTTTAGTTATTCCATCCCTGTTGAGCTGTATAAATGCTACGATTGGGACTTTGTATCTAACAGCAAAATTATGTAAACTAGTCATCATGAATCCTAGAACCTGATATTCTTTAAGGTCTTGACTCATACCAGCACTATCCATAAGTTTTAGATAATCATAAAATATTACGCACTCCTTTGCTGTTCCGTCATCGTGTAATCCTACTTCCTTTACTAACCATCTTCTCATAATAGCTAGTTGATCTTCAAATGGTTTACCAGCAATACTTTTATGGAACATTCTTAATGTTTTAAGTTTATCAACAGATTGTAATATTTTATGCTTTTTATCCGGCGACTCTGAGAACTTTCCTGTTTCTATACTATTGATTTCGATCTCACTCATCATAGCTAATGTTCTATTAATATGATCTTCTTTGTTCATTTCAGTATCCATGTTCAAAGTTGGTATACCTAGTTGAGCAACATTAAAGCCAATATTATCCGATAAAAGTGTTTTTCCTGTCTTGGGACGGGCAGCTATAATATTTACAGTACCCTTTCTTAAACCTCCACCAATAGCTTGGTCATATACGGGAAATCCAGTAGGAATACCGACTTGATCAATTTTATTCTCTTCTAGATTCTTTACATACTCATCCAGATTTTGTCCAAAAGATGAAGGATTATTATCTCCATCATTAAGAAGAGTCGTGAAGTTGAAGATGGTGTCTTCTGCTATACTTAGAATTGATCCTATTGGTTCGCTTCCGTTTACGTCTAAAATCTTGTCTTGAGCTAGTTCTAGTTGCTTTCTTAAAAGTCTGGCTATTTCCAATTTTCTTATTTTTGCAGCAAATTTTCTAACATTTTCCAGAACAACAGGAAAATCCATTACAGCTTTAAGATGCTGTACTTCTTCTTTTTTTGTAAGAATATGAGCTAAGCCTAGTTCTTCTGCTGTAGAAAAGATAGTAGCAATATCTATTGATGGCTTGTGTTCTCTTTCACATATAATTTTTAGGCATTTATATATAATATTATTACTATCAATAGTGAAAGTAGTATCTTGTATAATATCTGCAATATCAAGATATGCGTCCTCACCATAATTACAAATACCAGCCAATACTGCTCTTTCAGCAGATGGATCGCATAGTACCATTGTCATCAGCCTGCTCCCGTTGCGCACTTGTTACACTTGTATCTATCAATACTATCTGTTATTAGTACTGGATTAACTTTCTCTTTTTTACCACAGACTCTGCATACGGCATTTATCCACTCAAATGGTCTGGCTCTTGGAACAGGAGGTAGTACAGATAGTTTTTTATCTATTGCGATATCTTCTTTATGCATTCTAGCTTCCATCATAGCGTCAAATTTATTCTCTCGTGATGGCTTGGTCTTAGCTTTATGTTGTGTATTCTTTTTGGGTCTGGATCTGGATTGCTTTGCTTCGGATTTGGGTAGCTCCTCTTGTTTTATTTCATCATTAGACTGAGGCAACATAGACTGAAGCATAAGAATCATCTGTTGTATTTGTCTTGGGTCTAGATTTATATTATCCATTTTTTGTCACCAGTTTAATCTTTTGAATAGAAATTAGTATGTCAGATAAATTTTTGATCGAGTTAGCCAAATAAGATAGTCTATCTGTTCGTTGTTTTGCATAGATCTTAATCTTATTGATAGCTTGTGCTTTTTCATTATGTTTGATAGCTTGTAGAGATTTTTCTACGTATCCGTATCCCTTATAATTATTAATTTCGTCAGCTATAACCATTTTGATTGTTTCATCGGCCCAGTTATTACGAGCTATTTCTCTATTTATAGTACGTTGTATATAAAAAGAAAACTGAGCTAATCTATAAGATATTTGAGCACAATCTTCCGGTGTTATTTTTTCTAGCTCTGTTCTATCCATGGTTAAATAATTATTAAGCTCTTGCTCTGGCATACCATTACTATTATATTTTGGTAAGCCGAGTCCTTTCTCATATTCATCTAGGATATTATCCCAGTCTTGTAATTCTTCCTTAGCTGTTTTGTTCATTTGTTAACCTTCCAGTCCACTGGTTTTCATTTTCATGAAATGGTAATGCTATAAATTTTATCTGATTATTTTCACACCATTCTACTTTTTCACGATCTCTTTTTTGTGATCTTATAAAGCCCAAAGTATTATGATGGTAAAAGGGTACAAACTTATAATGCTGTTCTCCATGTACTTCTACGCACATCTGAATTAATGGTAGATAAAAATCTAGAAATAATGTTTCATTCTTCCTAATTACTACAGGCACCTCTTCCAATATTTGCAAAGTTGGAAAGCATAACATGAGTATTGAGCGAGCTTTGAGATGCAAATTAGATTTATTGGCAATTTTACCCTTAGCCATATTCCCGGTAAGTTGCCATTGAGATACGTTTCCTTCCAAATCTCTTACTATCATCCTTTGATCCCCATTGTCTCCTTAACTTTTAGCCACAGACTTTCGTATACCTCAGGATTGTCTACAAGATACTGGCGAACCTTTTCTGTTCCCTGAAATTTAGGTTTTGATTCGACCGTTGTTATAGTATACCAAGCTCCTGCTTTATGTATCAGTCCCAAGTCTGAGGCCAGTGTAACTATTTCTGTTTGTTTGTCAATACCTTGACCATATCTAATATAGCTAGTTATAGTGCCTCCAGGCGGACCTAATGCTGAACACTGTACTTGCCACTGTATTTCTTGACCTATTTGTTGACCGTCTTCTGCTGATCCAACTTTCCATGGTCTATGAAATTGAGCTTTTAACTTAATGTCTGTTTGATATGCAATAGCCTGACCGCTTTTCTCTTTCCATTCACTATGACCCAAGCCAGGGTTACCCATAAGATGAGTAATACCGATAACAATATTTCTATTGACAGGAATAACATTGGCAACTTTTCTACAAAACTTAGCCAATAATTTAGCTCCGTCTGCTCTTTGCATCTTGTCCATATCGCTAGTAATTTCGGCCTCTGTACATAATGCGGAGTATGAGTCTATGATTAAAACAGATCCAGGTATTTCATTAATAATTCTTTCGCCTATTTGTAGATATTCTTCGGCATGTAATATTTTACCTTGCTTAGACCCTATAACATTAAACCGTGTCAAATCAAGGCCAGGTATACCCTCCAGATCTCGTTTTTTAAGCCGTCCCTCAATGTTAAGATAGTATACATTTCGACCTTCGGCAAAGGAACTGTGAGCGTATTCTTTTCTTTGTGCTGTGGCACAAAAATCTAATGAGGTTGTAGTTTTTCCACATTTTGGTTGACCAGTTAAAATCACAAAACTACCTTCGGGAATTCCACCATTTAGAACAATATCCAAAGAGGGACTAACTGGTATTGTGATCAATTTCTTATCCACAATGGAATTACCATTAAGGATAATATCATCGCCAAATTTTTTGACTACGTCTTCCTTTAAGCTCATTATTCTAAATCCTTCAGTTTTGAAATAATATTATTTTTAGTATTTTGTTGTTTTCCGAATTTAACGTTTGAGCTTCTATCTATCTCTAACGTAATTTGTTTATTTTCTGAAGCTATCAATGCTTCCTGTTGTTCTATGATAGCTGGCAGATGGGGCGCTCGCAACGAATATATTCTTTTTCCAACATCAGTAGCAAGCGCCTTTATAATTGCTTTTGAACTATATTTTTTTAGCAATTTATGAGCAGAGCCTATTTGATTCCTATAAAAAGTTGCCCATTTTTTTTCTACCCAAAACCTATAGTGCAGATCTTCTTTTTGGGAGACTGCTTTTCTTTCACAGATGATTTCTGTTATAAATTGAGCTGCTGATACTGGCTTATTGTTGGAATAACGAGATAGATATGTATCATTTTTCATGTTTTTTATTAGAGTGGATAATCCTGCAAGTTTCTTCCAAAGTAGTATGGAACTTATCAAAAAACTTATCTATATGTGGTTTATAGTCATCGTCTGTTTGTATAGGTATGTGGTAAAATTTTTCTATTATATCAACAATTGACAATAGTTGTCCGTGTTCACCTATCTGAGAAGCCTCTGCTTTGATTATAAAAACCAATTCATTAGGAGAGCCTGTAATATTTTTCTTTTTGATAATATCAGGATGCTCTGTGGATAAATCTATATACGGATCAACTATGTCTTCTAGTTTTTGATTTTTTTGATTTTTTTGATCTTCTAAAGAGGATAATAACTTGTTTTGAATCTTGTCTAGTATTTGTTTTTCTTCATCGGATAGTTCGTTTACAATTTCTTGGAAAAAATCAGACATAATTATTTACTATATGGTCTATAGATACCTTTCTGGATTTTGGAAGAAGAATTAGTATTCTTTTTTAAATCATCATTCAATTGAGATGCTTCTTTGGTCATTATAGCTACGCTTCGAGTTTTATTAGAAGACTCTGTTATCATAAGGTTTTTGGATCGTGATCCATTAACCGGCGAAGTTTTGGTTTGCAAACCTTTTTCTGAAGTCTTATTAGCGTATTCTATTATAGTATTTGCAATTTGTGTTTTACCAAGTTTTGTCTCTGCAACTATAGCTTCAGTGTCTAAACCCTGACTACTCAACCATAATATCGCATACTTTTGCATTTTATTTATTCTAGCCATTACTCGTGCTCCCTTTCTGCATTAATTAACCATGATACATTTTTTGTGTTCAAGAACTCTAAATACATATTAAAAACCTTTTGTCCTACTTCTTTGAATCTGTCGTTGGATCTACAAATCCTATTAAGAAATGTATGAGTTTTTTCTTGTCCATAGATTGATAAAGGATTATAGAACTTACCGTTGTTTCCTAGTCTAATGCTGTATTTTAGAGTACCGTTTTTTCTTGTGGTTTTTTTAGCAAATACCGAACTATTCTCTTCCTCAACCCTTGCTCTATTGGATTCATCTATAAAAGATTCGTGATCTCGCAGAGTATAGAACTCTACTGTTTCTTCAGTGTTGATTTTTTTTGTAAATAAACTACTGGGCTTAAAAATAAAATTATCCATCTTGTCTCCATTTAATTTTCTGCTTGGGCCTTTGTAATCTGCTCATACCTTTTGGAAGTTCTTTAGTAGAAGCGGGTTCTTTATATTCATTATGTTTTTTGCCCAAGTGAGCCTTGTGGTCTTCGCTCATCTTATCTCTATTCCTATTTGCCAGATCTCCAATAGTTTTTAACTCGCTGTCGCTTTTCTTTATTGATGTATTTAAAGTAAGTAGATCCTCAACATAAAGTCTTGATACTTTTTTATCTTTATTACAAGATGGACAAATCTTTTTAGATTTATCATATTGCTGTAAAGATAGATAAAGCTCGAATTTTTCTTTACATCCGTCGCAAAAAAATGAATATGTTGGCATGTTTTATATATAGGAATCAGGCAAATAAATTTTCCATTCGTTCGGTATGTCTGATCTTATTCTAAGAAGAAAGTGAGATATAGGCAAGTACTTGGGGCTTTTATTTGGTATCATCGGAAGATTTCTAATAGGCATATTAGCCTGTTTAGGTGTTCTATTTCCTTTTTTACGATTACATTCTACGCAAGCTGTTACTATATTTGTCCAATTCGTTGGTGATCCATTCTTATTTTTCCATAATGATTTTGGAATAACATGATCATAGGTTAATTTAGCTATTTCTTTAGTTTCTCCACAATACTGACAGCTATAATTATCTCTTATAAAAATATTTTTTCTAGAGAAATTAACTTTAGCATTATTCACTCTAAAATATTTAGATGTTCTTATCACTGCTGGTATTGGAAATTTTTTGTTATTAGTACCATTAATATAATCATTTTTGTAGAAGTCTATAACTTCTATATGAGAATGATTGCTATCTATTAATGACCATGTTATAGCTCTTTTCCAATCAACAATAGCTAATGGCGTAA